CTACTGTTTATTTGATAATTCGTTACGCTCTAAAGATTCAATCATTTGTACTGCAACAGCACAAACTTGTATTAATTCCATTCTATAGTCTTTTAATCTTAATTGTTGAACAACATCGTTTTCTAAAACTTCTTGACGTTCTCCGTGAGCATTTTTGTAAGGATTCTTAAAATGAAAATCAACAGCTTCTTTTGATGCTTCGCCAACTTCTTCTGAAAGTATTGCTATCCATTCAACTAAATTGTGGTTTTGCTCTCCCCATTTTGCGTTTTGTTCAAATCGTTCTTGTTTAATTTCTTCTAATATATTTTCCATTGTCTTATTATTTACTATTAATTTGTTGTTTGTTTCCACATTAAAACACTACTTCCATAAATATTATGGTCGTCAATTTGTTGAAATTGTCCATTGATATATTTACAATCTCTAACTATAAAAGTTTTAGGTCGCTGACCTCTTTCAAAATCTACTCGCTCAATCTCAATATCATACAGATTGTCTTTTTCTTTTAATTTTGGTTTCTTCACTTGAAAAATGTTCCAACTATGTTTTCCCATAACTACTGTTTGTTTAATTGATAATAATTTTATGACTTATTATTTAATATTTCTTTAATCTCTTGGTAGTATTCAATTTTGTATAAAAGAGAATTTCCAATGTGGTCTAATTCTGGTATTTCATTTAAAGCGTTCAAGGTTTCTTGAACATCACTTATAGCGCAATCAATTGCTGTATAATTCGTTTCAATCTCTAAATCATCAGTTGGACAAACATTTAAATCTGAATGACCGATAATACTTTTGTATTTTTCAATTAGTTGGAGTGCTTTAATATTTGCATTCATTTTTAGTACAGATTATTTAGATTCATTTACAGGTTCTTTAACCGATTGGTCTACTAAGAAGTTTCCTCTTGAACTAAATTGAATTGGTCTAATATTGATTGGAATTTCAATCGTGTCAAATCCATTAGTGTCTCCATTTATCTTCGTAGTATCTTGGAATGATAGTAAACCAATCAATTTTCCTTTTTTTGTAGAAATTTGTATTAACTCTAAATTTATAATGTTTTCCATTTTATCTTTTGTTTTGCGTAGCGTTCAAACTACAGTTTTATTGATTAGTGTGTTTATTCCTCATTATTTCCGTGTATGTTTACCTTTTTAATTTAAAGGTGTGTTTATTCACTTGTTGTACCAAATTAATTTACGTCCAATACATCAAAGTATTCTCTTGCGTACTTTTGTTTTTCTCCTTTATCGTTTTGCATTTTATAATAATCTTTATCACACCACAATAGCGTGTATCTGTTGCCTTTAGTTAAACTATAACCATTAGCACCACCTAAGTAAATTAACTGTGGTACAACACCGTTTATAGTGCATTGCTTTTTATCGTTTAATTCTTTATTCTGTTCCATTTTATTAAGTCTTTTAATTATTCAAAGTTAAGTGTTTATCTATACGCAACACACCATACACAAATACGTTAGTAACAAATTCACTTAGTTTAGGTATAAATCCATTAAGCCTAAATCTCTCATTTTATACATTGTTTCATCGTACAAAGTGTCTATAAGTTTTACAAACTCTTTAAGCCTGTACCCTGTTAAGTGTTCTGTTTCCCATCTTCCATTATCATAAGTCCTTACGGTAAGTTTTCCGTAGTTCAATAATCCTTTTTGTAATTTAGTCATATTTGTTTTTTTAAATTCGTTCATCAGTTACTATTACCTTTGTTCCGTATTTTACGTTATATGCTTTCATTTTTAAGTTTACATGTGCAAATATACAAAAAATAAATAACATTAATAATATTATTTAGTTATACTTTTGTAGAAAACAATAAATTTTATCTATGATAAAAACATACGAAGCAATTTTTGAAGAGAATAATAAAGGTGTGTACTCAATTTCTTTAGTTGAAGACCCAGCGATGGAAGGAGATTTTATTGCGTTATCTAAGGCTGAGAAAATAGAATTTAAAGCAGTAGATGATGAGAAGAGAATATTGGTTGGGTTGGTTTTAGAACCTAACAAACCTATTTATAGAAATCAAGGTGGAGAAGAGTTTAATATTGTTTTTTCAGAAGATACTGTAACGGAATTACTATATAACTTTCAAAAGCAAGGGTATCAAAAAAATTCAAGTATAGAACATTCTGGAAATATTGATGGGGTTACATTTGTTGAGAATTGGCAAGTAAGAGATGAAAATATGGACACAGCCTTGTCTTTAGGATTAAACCCAAAAAAAGGTTCATGGGTGTCTGTAATGAAGTGTGATAATGATGAAGTTTATCAAAAAGCAAAAAGCGGAGAGGTTAAAGGATTTTCTGTTGATGCTTTTTTATCTTTAAAAGAAATTAAATTAAACAATAATAAACAAATGGAAAACGAACAAATTAAAAAAGGTTTTGCTAAACTAAAAGAAGATTTAGTAGAATTATTTTCAACACCTAAAAAAGAAGAGGTTATTAAGGATAAGGTAGAACTTTCTGAAGAGATTAAAAAAGAAGAGGTTGTTGCTAAACTAAAAGAAGATGACTTTAATTTTGATGCTTTTTTAGAGAACATTAAATCTACACTTGTAGAATTTAAAAAAGAAAATGATGCAACTTTAACTGAAATTAAAGCAGAATTTAAAAAAGAAAATGAAACTTTAAAAGAAGAGATTGTTGAGTTAAAAAAACAACCAGCAGTTGAGCCTATAAGCACAGTTTCTAAACAAGTGGAGTTAAACAGCAATGGTAGAATATTAAAAGAATTAAGACAAAACAAATAAAAAATGGCAACAACAACAACAGTAGGTAGTAATTACGCAGGTAAAGTAGCAGGCTCTATTATAGGTAAAGCTTTTAAAGAAGAAGATACTTTAAGATTAAGATTAGTAACGATAGCAGAAAACGTAAATTTTAAATTAAACTTACGCAAAATCTCTTATACGGATGGAACAACAGCATACACTTGTGGTCACACACCAGCAGGAGCGATAACATTAAGTGAAAAGGTATTACAACCTACGAAGTTTAAAAACGACTTTGATGTGTGTAAAGAGGATTTTAGACAAACTTGGTCTGAGGATTCTATGGGTGCTTCTGCATCTAACCCTAACGCCCCAGCAGATATCATGGAAGCAATATCTATGCAGGTATTAGGAGAGCAATCAGAGTTTGTAGGTTCTCAAATTTGGACTGCTGATAGTGGTGGTTCTGATGAGTTTGATGGATGGATTACTCAATTCGCAGCTGATGGAAATGTTGTAAAAGCAAACAACGGAATTGTTCCTTCAGGAAATGCAATTACAGAAGCGACTGTAGAAGCAGAGTTAAAATTAGCATTAGGAGCTGTTCCTGTTGCGTTAAGACGTAAAAATTTAACAGTAGCGGTTTCTCCTGACGTATTTCAATCTTACTGGTTTTATTTAGTTTCAAAAGGTATTGCAAATGATGGTAATGCAGAGGCTAAACAAGTTAGATTTGGTAGATATACAGTTACAGAGGTTAACGGTTTACCAGACAATACAATTGTTATTTTTAGCCCAGAAAACTTAGTTTTTGCTACTGGATTAATGGGAGACCATAATGAATTGTCTTTAGTAGATGAAGACGAAATAGGGTTACTTACAGGAAAAGTAAGAGGTAAAATGGTTTACAATTTAGGTGTAGGTTATTACAATTCAGAGGATATTGTTTGGTATTTATCAACAACAACTCCATCATAGTTAATAAATTAATAACACATATTAAAGGTGGTACGTTTTATAACAAACTACCACCTTTTTTATTAAAACAAAATAAAAAATGGCAACGTGTGATATAACTAAAGGTAGAAGTAAGCCTTGTAAGACACATTTAGGAGGTTCTTCTAAATTATACTTATTCAATTACTTAGAAGACCCATTTACTATTGTAGGTGGAGAAGCGACCGCTATGAATGTTTTACTAACAGAATCATTTGTATATGATTTAGTTGGTGATGGGCAAGTATTAGCGGAAAGTGTGGTTTCTGATAGTAATACAGGAACAACTGTAAACACTCAAACTATTACAGCAATTTTACAAGGACTTGACTTTTCAACATCTAACGAAATGAAATTGATAGCAAACGGTTATCCTCAAGCAATTGTTAAAACCAACGATGGTAACTATCATTTAGTAGGACAAACAGAAGGAATTGATTTTAGTGTAGAAGCGACTACAGGAACTACAGAAAATGAATTTTCAGGATATACTTTAACAGGTGTTTCTAAAGAGGGTTCTTTAAGTCCAATTTTAGACAGTTCAACTGTTACAGCGTTCTTAGCTACAGTAGCTTCTAATGCATAATATTTAATGATTAGTAATTAATTAACCTCTTTGCTACTGTAAAGAGGTTTTTTAATAACATAAAACTACTTTTTTAGTTATATTTATATGAAGATTATAAACCCAAACGATACTGAACATACTATTGAATTAATACCTAGATTTTACGGGGGTTTATTCCACACCTTACATTTATATAATGAAGTTGATAGGACAGAATATGAAGGTTTTATAAATCAATTTTCTGTTTCTAATGGTGTTTATACTTTGGTTTTTGAGATAGATGGATATACTGCTAAAGAGAATGATACTTTTAATTTAAAATTAATAGATGGCTCTCAAAATAAAATACAATATTTTCAGAAGGTATTAGCAACAACACAAGACACGCAGAATTATAAATTAACAGATGGTTTATACACATACGATTAATGAAAGCAAATGATATAGTAATTTTAGGGTTAAGCAAGTATATAAGACCAAAGGTAGAGGAAAGTTATGCTAAAGACTGGGTTTTATATGGTAGAAAAAATAGTTTTTATAATTATATTATAGATAGATTTAAAGGTAGTATTACCAACTCAAGTATTATAAGAAGTTATCAAGACCTTATATACGGAAGAGGATTAGGATATGAAGGGGAAACAGAAGAGGGGTTAAAGGCTTTAAAAGAAATAATAAGCGACAAAGATTTAAAGAGAATAGTAGATGACTTTCAACTATTTAATGAGGCTTCTATGCAGGTTATTCAAAGTAGAGGTGGAGATTTATCTTCTATCAGTCATATTCGTAAAAACTTAGTAGTACCTAATAAGGTTAATGAAAAAAATGAAATATACGCTTACTGGTTCTGTAAAGATTGGAGTAATTTATATTCAAATACGCCTAAGAGATTTAGTGCTTTTAGTGAAAAAAAAGAGGCTATTCAGATATATAACATAAAGCCTTATGGCTATGGTAATGAATATTTTGAAGACCCAGAATATATCGCGGGAATGCCTTATGCGGAGCAAGAAGAAGAAATTGCAAATCTATATATAAACTCTATAAAAAACGGTTTAAGCGCAGGATATATCATTAATATACCTAATGGAAATACATATACGACAGAAGAGAAAGATGATTTAGAGAAAAAGATAAAGCAGAGATTAGTGGGTAGTTCTAACTCAAGCGACTTCATATTATCTTTTAATGGTTCTGAAGTTGAAATAAAAGTGACACCTTTCCCTATAAATGATAAGATTCATAAACAATGGGAATTTTTAACAGAAGAGGCTAAAAGACAATTATTAACAGCTCATAGAGCAACATCTCCAAGTCTTGTTGGTTTGGTTTCAAGTTCAGGATTTAGCAATACTGCGGATGAAATGGATATGGCAGAAGAGCAATTAATTAAAAGAGTTATACGACCTAAACAAAATCATATATTAAAAGCGTTAGAAGAAGTACTTTTAAAGTACGGGAAGGAATATAAAGGACTTTATTTTAAACCTTTAACGGAGAAAAAAGAAGAGGAAAACAGTGCTGATAATAAAGAAAAGAAAATAAAAGAAGATGAGGTTGTTATAGAAAAGGAAGAAGAAAAAACAGAGTTATCTAAACAATGTAGTAGTAATGTAGATTTAGAATTACTATTATCTAAAGGTGAAGATTTAGATTTAGAAAATTGGGATTTAGTAGAGGAAAAAGATTGTACGGAAATAACTTTAAGAGAAGATGTTTTAAATAATTTAATACAATTAGCAAACACACCTAAAGGTGATGCTCGTAAGAAAAGCAAACAAGACACTAGTTTATTTAAAATACGTTATCAGTATGCTGGAAACAAAAACCCTGAAAGAGAGTTTTGTCAAAAAATGATTAAGTCTAATAAAATTTTTAGAGCAGAAGATTTGGAGAACGCTAAAGGGGTGAATAAAGGTTTTGGAGTTAATGGTTCTGATGATTATAACATCTTTTTATATAAAGGCGGTGTAAATTGTAAGCACTGGTTTAAGAGGGTTATTTTATTAAAAAAGAACAATAAAAAAGTTTCTGTTAATAATGCAAGAAAAATGATTTTACAGCTAGACCCTAAAGACAGACCAGATGCTAAATGGGGTAAAAACCCTAAAGAAGTTTCACAGATAGCGGGAGAAGAAAATAACTATTGGAAAGTAAACTAAAATGGCAACAAAATTATTCATATCACCACAGCAAATACAACAAACTACTATATTAGGTGGCAATATAGATAAAGATAAATTTAGTTTTTGTATTGAATCAACGCAAATAAACACGATAGAGCCACTTTTAGGGAGTGAGTTATATGACAAGATAGTTGCTGATTTTACAGCCGACACATTGGCTGGGAATTACTTAATATTGTTTAATGAGTTTGTGTTCCCTATAACTAAATTTGAAAGCACAGCGCAATATTTAAAGATAGCACCTTATAACGTTGCTAATGGTGGAGTGTATAAACACGCTCCAGATAATGCTAATGTTGTTGATGTTGAGGAAATAAATACATTATCTGAAATATATCACAATAACGCACAAATGTACGTTCAAAGATTTTTAAAGTGGATATGTAAAAATAATTTAACAGAGTATAAAACGTATCAAGATGAAGTTAATGCTGAAAAGAATATAACTTTAAGAGGAGGTCTTTATTTTGGTGATAGATTTAAAAACAGCAATTGTGATGATTGTTATAATGGGATTTGTAGTTGTGAGTTGTGATTTAACAAAAAATAGGGCTAGGAGGTGTAAGAACACTTTAGGAGGGTTAGATATAATTTATATCTTCCCTTATAGTGAATCTAATATAAGTAGTATTGTTAGGAATGGGTTGATATTAACATCTTTTGAAGATACTTTTATTTACTCTTTTGCTATAAATAGTGGTTCTTATAACGGAAATTCAGAGATTGACGATGGAGGTGATTTTATAAATCAGTCTTTAAATGCTACTATGAGTTATTTAAATGAGGATAACGAATGGAAGAAACTATTAAAAAAAGACCATTGTGTTATATTCAAGGATAACAATGGTAAGTTTAGGCTTATGGGAGCGTATAATGGTGTAGAAACTGAATACCAATCAACAACTGGAAGTGATTACGCAGAGTTTAATGGATGGACTTTTAATTTTAAAGCGAAAGAAGAAGACCAACCTTTATATTTCGATAGTTTATCTGATGTTGGGTTTACTCCTGTAGGCAGTGAAGAAGGTGGTAATTTCGTATTTCAAGATGGAAATAATTTTGTATTTCAAGATGATAATAACTTTATATTAAATTAAAAAAATGGCAGACCAAAAATTAACAGATAAAACAGCACAAACAGTATTATCAGATGGGGATTTCTACGCCACAGTCGATGTTTCAGACCTAACAGGAAGCGCAGAGGGAACTTCTAAAAAAACAACTCATTCTGTATTAAAACACAAAATAGCAACTGATTTAGATTTAAAATTAGTAGAAACAATATCTGACTTTAACACTTTAGTTGATGGTTCGTCTGACGGTAAGTGGTTAATATCTAATGATATTTCTTTAAGTTCTTCAAAAACAATACCAAGTGATGTTGAATTGTATTTTAATAATTCTAAAATAGATTTAAACGGATTCACACTAACGGGAACAAACACTAAAATTGACGCTAAGTTAACACAAATATTTGATGTTAATAGCGGTTCTTTTGCAGGTACTTACGAAGTTAAAGAAGTGTACCCTGAATGGTTTGGTGCAAAAAGTGGCGATGATACTGTAGATGACAGTCCATTTTTTAACGAAGCAACTGATTTTTCAAATTCTATAGGGGGCTGTGTTATTAAACTAACAGGTAATTATTATATAGACAGTAGAAGAAGTGGTGAAGATTACGCTATTGAAGTGTTTTCAAATACCACAATTAAAGGTACTGGAATGTTCTCAACTTTAGTTAAGGTTGGGGATAATTTAGGTAATGACACTCCTTTATTTTTAAGTAATTCAGCAAATAATTTAGTTTTTAGAGATTTTGAGATAGACGGAAACAAACAGCGATTAGTTACGGTAGCGTTAGGTGAAGATGAGGGTAT